TGCCTGTTGACTTGCCCATCTCCCATTTGATGTGGCGCATGCCTGAGAGCCTGCAACGCATTAGCGACGCTTTTGCGCTGGATCACTGCATGAATCGCATACACGTACAGCATCCAGGAGAAATATGGAACCTGCATATAGATAAATTGCAAAAATGGGATCCTGATCATCCGGAAATGATCATGCGAATAATGATTCAATTGACTGCCTGGCAGCCAGGACAGTTCTGGGCCTACGGCAACTACCACTACAACCAATGGCGTGCCGGTGACGTAACAACATTTGACTGGGCTAACGTACCACATGCCACAGCCAATGCTGGATTCCATCCTCGTGTGACATTGCAATTGACAGGCATACGAACTGCCGCAACCATGGACTACCTAGCACAATTACCCCAATGAAAACAATCTTAATTTTAACGGGCCCTCAAGGCTCAGGCAATCACTTATGGTCTAAGATATTTGCCCTACATCCACAGGTGTCAGGATGGTCAGCATTGCTTGATGATTACTGGATAGGACATGATCAAGAGCCATTTGCTGCCTACTGGCAAGACCCTGAACAATTAAAGTATTTTAGATGGGCGCAGAGTGACTGGTATGTGACATCAATGAGTGTGCCTTACATGATGAATGGTGAGCCCACTGTGCCTGATTTCAAAGCATTTGTAAATAAATTACAAATAGCAGGCCTGCGTATAAAGTTTGCTGTGCTGGGTCGAGACAAGAACATAGTCGAAATGCAACAAACTCGTGTGCGCGGCGCACCCACGTTAGAAACAGCACTGGCAGAGTTTGATCAATTGGCAGCACCTGTGTTTTTAAGTTATGAATTACTGCATCTTTATGGAGTCAAATATCTAGACAATATCCAACAACAATTGGCATTTCCAATTGCTGTCAATGATCCTAGAATAAAAGATATATTAGTAGAGGATGCTAATAGTAAATACTTTCAACCCATCAAGCATCATCTGACAGATGATCTTGCACGTCACGCATCAAGGAAACACACATGAAACAAGCCAAACGCATATTAATAATGGGCCTGCCGGGCTCGGGTAAAACTTATTTTGCTGAACGACTAAAACGCTATTTAGAGGACCACATTAACCCTATCAATGAAAATAGTCTTAGACCCATTGCTGATGCGCAGATTACTGTGGCATGGTTAAATGCTGACGAAGTGCGCAAACATTATAATGATTGGGATTTCAGTCATGAAGGGCGTATACGTCAAAGTCAGCGCATGCGAGACCTAGCAGATGAAGCCAATACAGACTATTGCATTGTGGACTTTGTGGCACCGCTAGTTGAAATGCGCAACAATTTCAAAGCCGACTGGTGCATTTGGATTGACACAATTGAACGGGGTCGTTTTGAAGACACAAATCGAATGTTTGTGCCGCCCGAAGTTTATGATTTCCGTATTACAGAACAAAACGCTGAAAAATGGGTGGAATTTGTGGGCGAGCATATCGTTGAGAATCGTCGTAGACCTCGATTTGATTGGCAGAAGGAAACTGTTCAACTATTAGGAAGATGGCAGCCCTGGCATACAGGGCATCGTGCGCTGTTTGAGCGTGCCATTGCCAAAACAGGACAAGTTGTCATCCAAATACGTGACTGTCAAGGTTGGCAAGGAACCAACCCTTTTGCCTTGGAGCAAGTTAAATACTTCATACGCAGAGACTTAGATACCCTATACCAAGGACAGTATGAAATTCAAGTGGTTCCTAATATTGTTAATATCACTTATGGTCGCGACGTGGGCTATAGAATTGAGCAAGAGTCCTTTGACGAACAGACTACCAATATCTCAGCGACCAAGATAAGACGGAGCCTGGGTCTTGAGTGACACACCTGTACGCAGTCTAACCAAAGCAGTGACCTGGCGGGTAACTGGCACCATTGACACATTCATTATTTCGTGGTTGATCACCGGCGAATTGCTGTTGGCGTCGGGAATTGCCTTTACAGAAATAATGACCAAGATCTGCTTGTTTTGGTTGCATGAGCGTGTGTGGAATAGGATTGACTGGGGCCGCAACTAAATAGTTGCATGTCTATATTTGTTCCAACCTGGCTCTATGTAAAAATACATAACTCCACTGGTTTAAAATATCTTGGAAAAACTGTCCAGGATCCGTATTCCTATAACGGAAGTGGAAAACACTGGAAATCGCATCTAAAAAAACACGGTAAGAACGTGACTACCTTGTGGGCTTGCAAATACAACAATCAAGAAATTTTGAGAGAAGAAGCATTGTTCTTTAGTAAAGTTTACGATGTTGTAAACTCAAAAGAATGGGCAAATATAATGATTGAGGATGGCGCAACTGGCGGAAAGACTTATAATCGAACGCCTGACCATAATGCAATAATGAGTTCTGTTACTAAAGGTAAAACGATGCCAATGGAATTCGGTGACACAATTCGCAAAATAAAAAAAGGCAAAAAGAGACCAGAAGGGTTTGGCAATCTTATGTCTAAAATATTGTCCGGGGTTAGTAAGCCAGAAGGATTTGGCAAAAAAATATCTAAGGCATTGACTGGGTCCACAAAATCTGATCAGCATAAATTAAATCTAAGCAAATCTGTTAAGAACATTTCAAAATTAAAATGCCAACATTGTAGCATAATGACATCCCCGGGTAATTATAAGAGATGGCATGGTGATAATTGTAGGAGTACACAATAATGTTTATCTTACACTTTTTACCCGACAGCATTATTCTCGCATTCTGCAACATTTTGTTATTCACAGGTGTTGTGGTCACAGTGGCAGGCTTTGTTGCACATCGCGTTCCTGCGTTGTGGTTGTATCAACTGGGTTTAAAACTCAGTGGTATTGTGCTACTAGTTCTGGGCGTTTACTTTCGTGGCGGGCTTGCTGTGGAAACAGAATGGCGAGAGCGTGTGGCGGCTGTGGAAGCAAAACTAGCAGTAGCAGAAAAGGCCTCAGCAGATGCCAACACACAAATAGACACACGAGTACAAAAGCAAGTTACATCAATTCGCCAACGCATGACTTATGTTAAACAATACGTAGATCGTGAAGTTGTGCGATACAATGATCAATGCGCAATTCCACAACCATTTATTAATGCGCATAATGCGGCAGCGGAGGCACCTAAAAAATGAAAATGAATGATATTTTAAATGAAGATTTAATTGAAGAATTCGATCTAATAGAATCTAATATAATGATGCTTGCTGAACGCAATGGCGTTGATGCAGAAGTCGTTTGGGAAGATTTAGAAAGTCTAACTGATGATGAACTGTATGTGTTTGCTGTCACACAACCTGTAATGGAAGACTGGCAAAAGGCCAACAAACGGGACAAGACAGATGGCATGAGTCAAAAGGCTGTGAATGCTTATCGCAGAGAGCACCCTGGATCTAAACTAAAGACTGCTGTGACTACCAAACCCTCAAAGTTAAAAAAGGGTTCAAAAGCCAGCAAGCGACGCAAGAGTTATTGCTCACGCTCACGTGGACAGATGAAAATGCACAATATTTCATGTGCCAAAACGCCAGACAAGGCCATATGCAAAGCACGACGTAGGTGGAACTGCTGATATGAAATACCTATTAGTAATTGCTTTATTGTTAAGTGGCTGTTCAACTGTAGTACCTGTTGTTACTCGGTTCCCTGACGCTCCGGGCAAGGGTGCAATGACAGCCTGCCCCAATTTACAGAAATTAAATGACAATGCCAAACTCAGTGATGTTGCCAACACTGTCACAGTAAACTATGCAACATATTATGAATGTGCTGTGAAAACAGATGCCTGGCAAGAATGGTACCGCATACAAAAGATTATATTTGAACGGGCCGGTAAATGAAAATCTCAGATGTATTAACAGAAGCAGTGCCTGTGTCAGCACCGTCAAATGTGGGGCGCGACTACATCAACATGCTGAACTTTGTTAAAGGCAGTGGACTTGAGGGTGTGCCCCCTGATCAGCAAGTGGCAGTGGCCCTGTTTAAAGAACTACAAAAGCAACAGCAAAAGAACACAAAATTGGGTCAAGAATTAAGTGCGGCAGAGCGGCGCATTGATCA